CTTCAGACAGCCAAAAGAAAACAACAAAAATTAATTAAGACGATTACTCGAATGAAAAAATAATATGGCATATAGTTTTGATAAGAACGATGATGTAGAAACCCAATGGGCAAAGTGGCAAAAAGCTACTCCTATTGAAGAATTGTCTTTTACGGAAGATGAATTGCGTGAGCGAGTAATTAAAGAACTCACTTACGTATCAAAGATGGATGTTAAAGAATATACTTTGTTCCAAAAATGGTGTGAAGTACAAGACAGGTATCCAACGCTTCTTGTTCAAGATTTGTGGGAAGGCGAGCAAAGAGTACTTGAAGATGAGGGCCAACGCCGTGCTATTGCCGAAGTCAAGGCTAACTTTTGGATTCCAAAGGATGCAGATGACTATCTGAATCTTGAGCCAGAACTTCTATACACCTCAAAGCAAGAAGACTTGCCTGAATTATGGAATTGTATTCGTACATTTTCTTCTACAATGAAGAACAACTCCAACATTGGCCGTAACCTGAACTTTGTTGTGCGTGATAAAAATACTAAGGCCTATCTTGGTGTTATCTGTATTTCATCCGACTTCCTTGACTTGACACCTCGTGACAACTATATTGGTTGGGACCGTGTTAAGAAGACACAGGGTGGAATGATTAATCATACTGCAATCGGTTCTACAATTGTTCCGCTACAACCACTAGGTTTTAATTATGTTGGTGGTAAACTTCTTGCCTTGTTATGTCTATCTGATGTAGTACAGAACAAATGGAAAGAATTATATAAAAATGAACTTGTTGGTGTTACCACCACATCTTTGTATGGTAAAACTAAGGCAGGCGGCCTATCTCAGTATGATAACTTAGATTTTTGGCAACCAATGGGTTTTACCTCAGGTTCAGTTTCGTTTGAACCATTGGCAGAAACTCGTTACATGATTCGCCAATGGTTGATGAAGAATCACACACGTAAATATTTTGAATGGTACATTGCAAAGAAGAAGTCTGGTCAGCCACATAAGCGTGACCACAAAAATCGTTCATTGTCTTTTGCATATTCTAAGATGACTGTGCCAAAAGAATTGATTCGTTCAGAACATGCTCGAGGTATTTACTTTAGTCCTTTATATGATAAGACTTGTGAATTTCTCCGTGGTGATGACGATGGCAAAAATATGACTAAGTTGTTTGATAACTCGGTAGAAAACATTGTGAATGTATGGAAAACCAAACATGCAAAGCCACGTATCAAACAATTGGTTAAAAAAGGTCGTGTATCACAAGAGTCCTTATTTTATGATGACCTTTGTTTCTTATCTTGGGAACAGGCAAAAGAAAAGTATTTGCCTCAAGTAGGTCGATGATTGCCTCAATAAGTGGATTTTTTGTGTATAATCCACCTATATAAAGTATATGCGGTTGTTATAGAACAGTTTAGGTGTCCAACTTGAACGGTAGGTGCGAATCTTACAGGCCGCTCCACATTCCAAGAGTGTTGCTTAAAAACAACACTCTTTTTCTTTGCCTATCAAGAGCTTACAAAGGCCTTGACAATTCGGCCTATTCATGTATAATAACACCATAAATTGACAAAGGCACTTATACTATGACGTTTACGGTAGAACAAAAATCCCAACTTGCCAAATTGATGGCAACCGAGAATCTACGTGTAGAACACCAAAAAATCAGTACTGCTAAATTCGATCCAAAAAATCGTATCTTGTATTTGCCAATCTGGCAAAATATGTCAGGTACTTTATATGACCTGCTTTGCGGTCACGAAGTTGGCCATGCTCTCTATACTCCTGCTGAAGGTTGGCATGATGTTGCAACCGATAAATCTAAGCCAAAAGCATATAAACACTTTTTGAATGTTGTTGAAGATGCTCGAATTGAGAAAAAAGTTAAACGCCGTTATCCTGGCCTAAAGACTTCTTTCCAAAATGCTTATGCAGAATTAACTGCTCGTGATTTTTTTGGTATTAAAGGCCGTGATGTAAATGCTATGCCATTTATTGACCGATTAAACCTCTATACAAAATCCCAATATACCGCTCATTGGATTAATTTCACCGCTAAAGAACAACTCATGGTTAAAAAGGTAGAAAACCTTGAAACATGGGATGAAGTTCTTGCAATAACATCCGAAGTTTATGAATATTCTAAGGATGAACAATATGAAATGAACATGCACGATTTCGAAGAATTCGAATCGGAGTATGGCGAAGGTGATGATGACGGCTTCGATGATTTTGATTATGAATATGATTCGGAATCTGATGAAAATGAAGAATCTAAAAATTCTGATAGCAAATCAAATAGTGGCAAAAACGAAGAAGATGCTGATGGTGACGAACAAGATTCTGACACCGAAACTAAAGGTGATGCCAAAGGTGATGATGGCGAAAAAGATGGTGATGATGAAGGTACAAAAATCCAACATCATAAGGATTCTCATCCTGCCACAAAAGATATGTTTGTGCCACAATGCCGAACTGACGAAGAATTCCGTAGTAAAGAAGATTCATTGCTCGATGAAAAGTGCAAACCTTATGTTTATGTGGATATTCCAAAACCAATTTTTGCTAACATCATTACTCCTGCTAAACGTGTTCAAGAACAATTAGTTGAATACTATTTAAAAGATAGAGAACCAGGATATAGTCCTAGAGTTAGTCTTGAGAAATCCAAAAAATGGGTTACAGAATTCAAGAATCGTAATGAACGATATGTTGGTCTGTTGGCCAAAGAGTTTGAAATGCGTAAGGCTGCTAAAGCCTTCAGTAAGTCTAAACTGTCCGATACTGGTGATATTGATATTTCTAAATTGGCCTCTTACAAGTTTGATGACAACATTTTCCGTAAGGTTATGATGACACCAAAAGGTAAGAATCACGGTTTGATTTTGTTACTTGACAAATCAGGTTCTATGTCTAATAACATGCCTGGTTCTATTGAACAGATTTTGATTCTAGCAATGTTCTGCCGTAAAGTGAATATTCCATTTATCGTTTACGGTTTTGGAGATTCTCTTGAAGCTAATTCTGCTGACCGTGGAATTCATCACTATGATAATAAAACACCAACTTGTTTTGAAGGTGAATCTGGCCAATTAGCATTAGAAGAAGTTTTCTTGCGTGAATATATTAACAGTAAGATGAGCAATTCAGAATTTTCTGCCGCTGTGCGTAATATGATTATTCTGAAAAAAGGTTTTGAAAATGGCCGTTGGGGTTATCGTAGTATGGGTAGACCTCAATGTGAACATTTGAGTAATACTCCTTTGACACAAGCTGTATTTGCTTGTGGCCACATTATGAAAGCCTTCCGTCAGAAGTATAATTTAGATATGTCCAGTTTGGTTATTGTACATGACGGTGATTCTGATTGGTGCCATTACATGTGGCAGCTGCAAGAATACCATGAAAGATTGGGCGGCCCAATTGTAATGCGAAACCGCCGAGTTGCTTTTGATTCAAAACGAACAAATGTAATTGTGCGTGATCCTGCTATCAAATTTGAAAAACGTTTGCAAGACGATTCTCGGGATGCTATGTTGATTGCCTCACTTGAATGGTTCCGCAAAATGACCAACTCAAATGTATTTGGTTTCTTTTTGACAGCAACAAGCAAATCATATATTAATTCTGCCATTTACAATCGATATGTCTTTGAAGACGGCACCAATTTTGAAAAGATGAATATGGATACTCAAAAGCCTGGTGGCAACCGTGCGGCTTACGAAATGAAACGTGAAGCAACTTTCAAGAAATTCAAAAGTGAAAAGTTCCTTGCTTCTAAAACGCCTGGTTATACCGAGTTTTATCTTGTGCTTGGTGGTGAAGATATGAATGTTGGTAATGAGGATTTGGAAATTGATGGCAAATATACTGCCAGTAAATTGAAAAATGCTTTTATGAAAATGAACAAAAAGAAGGCTCTGAACCGTGTTCTAGTCTCCCGTTTCATTCAGGGCATTGCTGCCTAAGTGTTGCTTTTATACAACGGAGGGCTTGACAAAGTTCTCTGTCTGTTATATAATAGCTTTATAAATTGTTGAGAAAGGTCTATATCATGTCTAATCGTGTTGAAATCCGTGAGAAGTTTGCTTCTGCTTTAATTGCTCTCGGCCAAGATACCGTAACTAAAACGCAAATTAAACAGATTTGCACAAACCTTGGCATTTCAGGTGCTCAATGGTTTACTAAAGATGAATCTAACCGTGTTGGTCGTGGTTTGTATCGTGTACCAACAACTGGTGCAAATGTACTTCAAACCAGTACAATCGATATGGCTTCTAATATTTTACCCATGACCAAAAAAGTGGAAACTTCCGTTAATAGAATCAAAAATATCGTTACAGATTTGGATGAAACCAATCTGATTCCTAATCCCTACAAAAATTACGTACCTTTTGGTAATTTTGATGATGTGTTGGCTATTGTAAAGTCAATGCGTTTCTTTCCAGTATTTGTTTCTGGACATTCCGGCAACGGCAAAACAATGTCAATCGAGCAAGCTTGTGCAAAAGCTCGCCGTAAGTTTATTTGTATTTCAATGACACCTGAAACCGATGAAAGTGATTTGCTTGGTAACTATGTGTTGATTGATGGTAATATGGAATGGCGTGATGGTCCTGTAACAACAGCGGCTCGTCAAGGTGCCGTTTTGTGTATCGATGAAATTGATTATGGTGCTCAGAACCTTTCCTCATTGCAACGTGTGCTTGAAGGTAAACCTTTCATGTTGAAAAAGAAAGGTGAATTGATTACACCTGCTGCAGGTTTTACCGTGTTTGCTACTGCTAATACTAAAGGTAAAGGCTCTGATGATGGTCGTTACATGTTCACCAACGTATTGAACGAAGCTTTCTTGGAACGTTTCCGTAATACAATGGAACAGGAATTTCCTCCTGTGAAAATCGAACGTAAGATTATTCAGAAAGAATTGATTTCTGCTGGTCGTGAAGATGATGAGT